GCAAAAAATGATGATTATGAATCTAAAATTATGGAAGTAATATCTGAAAATGTTGGCAAATATATGCCTTATGTTAATCTTAAGACGCTAACAACTGAAGACGTTAAAATAGAAACAATGTCAAGTGACAGACCTTTAGCTAAATTAATATTAGAAATAAAATATGAAGTTCCTGCTTTATCATTAACGAATCAAAAAATTGTTCTCGTATTATATGTAGCAGGATAATTAATTTTAAATCTAAGGAAAGGGAAATAAAATGGCGACAAATGTTAAGAAAGATTTGAAAAAAGCTAGAGATTTAAGTTATCTCAATAAAGATTTTGACAGTTTTAGATCAGACTTATTAGAATATTCTAAAATTCATTACAGTGATGTTATTAAAGATTTTAGTGAGGCAGGTCTAGGTGGTTTGTTCTTAGACATGGCAGCTTACGTAGGTGATGTTATGTCATTTTATCTAGACCACCAATTTAGCGAATTGAGTTTAGAAACTGCGATAGAAGACAAAAACATTATCCAACATATTAAAGATGCAGGAGTAAAAATAAGAGGGGCTAGCCCTAGTTTTTGTGAGGTTGAATTAATACTTTCAATAGCAGCAGAAGTTAAAAATGGAGTTTATAGACCGGCTGAAGCACAGCTTCCTATAGTTAAAGCAGGTACAATTGTAGCATCAATTGATGGTATTGATTTTGAAGTTTTGGAGGATATTGATTTTTCTGAAACTGATATATACGGTAATCTTAAAGCAGAATATGTTGTCGACTTTGTTGATAGTCAAAATAATCCTACAATTTACTTAGTAAAAAGAAATGCTATTGTATCAAGTGGAAAAACCAATACAGAAACTTTTACGTTAGGAACATACGTTCCGTTTAGAACAATAACTTTAAGTAACTCAGACGTCACAGAGATACTATCAGTAAAAGACAGTGAAGGAAACATATATTATGAAGTAGATAATCTTTCTCACGATATTGTTTTTAATGCAATACCCAACAAGGAAGAGGATGAAGACAAGTCAGGCTTTAGTTTGACTTTAGATCCAGCGCCTAGAAGATTTATTACAGAAGTTAATTATGAAACGGGTTTGTCTAAAATTAGATTTGGGTCAGGAAAATCAGAATATGAAGATGAGGAAGTAATTGAAGACCCTACAGACTATGCACTACCTCTCTATGGAGAACGTTTAAATTTTAAAATTAATGCAGTAGATCCGGGTAATTTATTAGAAACAAAAACATTAGGGATATCTCCTCAAAATACTACACTAACTGTAAGATATAGATATGGTGGAGGAGTTAATCACAATGTTACACCTAGAACCATCAATACAGTTAAAACAGCAATTATGGAATATAAAATTAATACTTCACCAATTATTCAAAATTCTGTGACTAACTCTTTAATAGTTAATAATCCTAGAAGCGCTAAAGGTGGAGAATCTAGACCGTCTTTAGAAGAATTAAGAAATATAGCATTTAGTGCTAAGTCTAGTCAAGCAAGAATTGTAAATGTCCAAGATTTACTTTATAGAGTGTACACAATGCCAGCAAAATTTGGAAAAGTTTACAGAGTTGGTGTTTCAAAAAATCCAGTATCCAATAGCATATTAATACATGTTGTAAGTAGAGACAATAGAGAAAAGTTAACATTAGCCAATGATACGCTCAAAGATAATATTGCACTCTATATTAATCAATACAGACTAATATCTGACAGCTATGACATTGTCGACGCAGCAATTACAAATATATCGATCGAATATATTATATCTGTAGAAAATGGATATAATAGTAACGAAGTAATATCTAGATGTAATTTATTTTTAAGAAATTATTTAGATACCAAGAATATGCATATTGATATGCCGATCAATAAAACCGATTTGACAAATTTGATAATTAACGCAGAAGGTGTTGAATCTTTAGCTGGTATTCGCGTTATAAATAAACGAGGGACACAAGAAGGTAGGGTTTATTCAAATGTATCATTTAGCCCAAATGAAAACACAAGAAGACAAAAAGTTTATCCACCCACAGGCGGGATATTTGAAGTAAGATATCCTGAAGCTGATATCAAAGGAGCAGTTTTATAATGTATAGAATTATTTCAGGAAGTAAAGACACATATATAACTAATAGAATAATCAATAATACATTTAGGGCGACTGATGCAAATGTAGGTTTGGCTGGGACATTAGATCTTTTCAAGCTTTATGATGAATCAACAATATCAGGAGAGACGTCACCTATTGAATTGTCTAGATTATTAATTAAGTTTGATTACGGCCCTATACAAACATTAATTAATAACGGTGAAATAGACATTGATAGTAATTCTTTTAATGTAACTTTAAAGCTTAAAGACGTTTATGGAGGTCAAACAACTCCTGCTAATTTTAAGATTATCGCAATGCCTTTAGCTAAAAATTTTGACGAAGGTAAAGGAAGGGATATAGTTAATTTTGCTGATATTGGCGCTACAAATTTCATAACTGCATCATATTCAAATGGATCAGCAAATGCATGGGATATATCAGGTGCGCGTGCTTCTGGAAGTTTAGGCTCTAGTAATTTAGATGTTTATATCAGCGGGAGTTTAGCTGGGCCTAGTGGGACAAGTATTGTTAATTTAACTGCAGAAAAATATTTTGCGACAGGAAAAGAAGATTTAGAACTTGATATAACTACCGCGGTATCTGCTTCCCTCTCAGGACAGATGACTAATCATGGATTTGTAATTGCATATTCCGGATCATATGAAACTGATGAAAAAACATATTTTGTAAAAAGATTTGGATCAATAAATGCGTCAAATATCTATGATAGACCTTCAATGATAGTAAAATATGATGATAGTATATTAGATAATCATAGAAATTTTGTTTTTGATGTTACCGGCTCCTTATTTTTAAATAATTTTCATAGAGGCGTAAGAAGTAATATTCTCTCAGGTACTAGTGCAACACAAGTATCTGGTTTGGATTGCATGAAATTAATTCTCAAATCTGGTTCGTATGCTAGTACACATTCTGTATCACAACATAAAGTCGGTAACAATTTTAAAACAGGGATATATTCAGCATCTTTTGCAGTTAGTGAATATCATTCTGATTTAATTCATAATGCAAAATCAGCCAGATCAGCTTCATTTACACAAATATGGGCATCAAATGATCTAACAATAGGTTACTTAACTGGATCTTTAATTATTGAATCTCCTTTTAGAAGTTCTTATGATGGATCGATAGAAAGGATTCTTGTAACATGTAAAAATCTTAAATCAAATTATAGAAAAAATGACAGAGTGAAAGTTAGAGTTTTTGTTGAAAATAGAAATGAAAAAGTTATATTCAAAAAATTACCTACAGAAAAATTATCTGAAGTATACAATAACATGTATTTTAGAGTTGTTGATGTACAAAAAAATGAAGTAGTAATTCCATTTGATACGAATAAAAACTCTACCAGGTTATCTTCTGACTCTGACGGTATGTTTTTTATGATTGATATGGATAGTTTAACTCCGGGAAGAGCATATAAATTTGAATTTCTAATTAGAGACTTTGATAATGACTTTTTTGTTAACGATGCTTCTGGGAAATTTATTATTAACAATTAAGGATAAAAGTAATGAAAAAGAGTTTAACATTAGGAAATACAAAATTATTTGATCCTTCAGTTAAAAGAAATGAGAATTTTTTTAGTGATGAGGCTTTTTCAGATTTTGATTTTAAGTCTGACAATGATCTTTTATTTGAATCTAAAAGAGGTACCTCTAGATCAGGGCAATCATCAAAAACTTCGAAGTTTGGAAAAATATATTCAACTAGAGAATTAAATATTGATTTTTCTAAATTTGAAAATCATACTTTTTTTGATTCTGCTGTTTCTAAAACAAATATAGCATTTGATCGAGTCATCAATAAATTTCCTTTTGATCAGAGTAAATCTGATATTGAAGATTTTAAAAATGACGGAACAGGCTATGAAAATTATGTTTATGATCAATTTCCAAAAAATAAAGGTTTTATTCATTTCATATCAGCATCAAATCAACATATAGCCATCAAAGATTTGTCTGGGTATTTATATAGTACTGATAATGAAAAGAAAACCAATAATCCTGTATTCTCTCCGCACAAAAGGGGTTTTACTACAGAATTTTGGTTAAGAGTTCCAGAAGAATCAAATCAAGAATCTATCGTATGTCAACTTATTGATACTAGTCGTGCAGGATTTTCTATATCTTTAAGCGGGTCATCTGATTCGGCAACAAATTGCAATTTAAGTTTTACTGTGATTAGCGGATCTAATGCAGAGACAATTACCACTTCATTAAAAAAAGGTGAATTCAAGTTTATATCTGCAGTTTATGACAACAATAAGAAGAATTCACAAATTTATATAGATTCGCAACTTAAAGTTACTTCATCTTTTAGAGATTTTGATAATTTAGAAATGAAATTATCTGACTTTTTAATTGGATCAGGAAGTTCGTACACAGATGATGATGTTAATGGAACTACTTTTTTACCCCTAACAACCTTGTCAGGAGCAATTGATGAATTTCGTTATTATCATGGTGCAAAAGGTATCACACAAATTCAAGATACACAATACACATCTACTTTTTTAGATGCAGAAGACAATCTAGATTTAATACTATATATGAAATTTAATGAACCCGCAGGATCATACACAGGTAATAGTATTGTTTTAGATTATTCCGGAAATAGTTTGCATTCTCAAATAACAAATTTCAGTGCAGCAATGAGAAATTCAGGGTCGGTTGCTACTATTCCTATGAAAAAAGAAAAATTATCAGATTGTCCA